AAGTCTATGCCACAACCTAAAAAGAAGTCTAAAACTAAAAAAATATTTAAAAAGAAAAAAGAAAACATTAAAAAAATAATATCTAATCCAACACCTAAACCTAAACCAAAACCAGCTCCTACACCTGTGGGAGACCCATTACCTAATGTGCCGTATCCTAACATACCTGTTCCTTCAGATGAAGAAGATATCGCAGATGATTTGCCTTTAGAACCGTTAGAGTTTGAAGATTTTTCAGATATGCCTAAACCGCCTCCTATACCACCCGTACCAAGACCGTCTATTCCTGTTCCATCAGATGAAGAAGATATAGCTGATGATGTAGAATTAGAAGAATTAGATTTTGATTCGTTTGAAGATTGGGAAGTACCGCCCCCTCCGCCGCCCTTTATTCCATATGCTATGGTAGAGAATGAAACTGCTAATATAATATTACAGATGACAGATGGGAAAGCGAACATACAACCATTTAAAGACGCGCCACAACAAGATGTTAAATTATATCCTAAAGGTCGTGAAAACTCACACCCTATAATATTCTCTTTAGGTGTTACAGATGTTTTGAGTATAGAAGAGTTTAATAATATAAGAAAAACTTATTTTCAATCATTCGGCAAAGACCCAAAAGATTTACTTGATAGATTATACACAAGATTAGAGTATTCTGATTCTGTTGCAGGTGATGATAATTCGAACTTTGGTGAATGGGATAAAAGAGAAACAACTTATTGTTATATAGCAAATAGAAAAACAGAAGATGGTATGATGATAGGTGATAAGATACAGGAGATGAGAAAGACTCTACAAGCACAAGTAGGTAATGACCCTAATAACACAACAGGACAAGATAATGATTTTACAAATGACATTATTAATGCTATATTAAATCAACCTGAAAGAACAAAATTAACGGTTCTAAAAGACAAAAAGAAAAACGACAGAAAAAATATTAAAATAAAAAGAGGAAGACCAGCACCTATGAATCCTGCGTTGATGCGAGACCCTAATGCACAGCCAAGTCCAGGTCAAGACCCTCCTTCAGGAAAACCAAAGAGAACAAAGAAAAAGAAGCCAGCAACACCTCCTTCAAGTTATTTTGGTGGGGATGAGTGGCAAAATAATTTAATATATAGATTAGTTCCTAAATGGAAAACACTTGGTGCTGTATTAGGTAAAGCTGAAGCCGCAATAACTACTACAGACAGATTAAACGTAACGCAACGAGGAACTTATTTTAAAAACCAAGTAATGTATGGAACAGGAAGAGAAAGTGGAGGCGAAGACCCTGTACCATTTAGTGAACGAAGAAAATTTTGGGATTCAATGATAGAAGCAAGAGAGCCGGGTGCGTCTAAAGAAAAAAGTCAAAAGTCACGATGTAGGGCAGCTGAATCAGAAATAAAAGAAGATGGTAGTTATAATTATTTAAAGAGACTAACAGGTCCAAATGGTCCTTCAGATGTTAGAACATATCAATCGAGATTATAATGATAGATTATGATAAAATACGACAAATTCAAGATAACACTATGAGAGCAGTTCCTAATGCAGGAAGCGTACCTGACAACACATCTTTTATATATGTTTCTAATGGTACTTTAGTTAAAAAAGGAACTTCTTATCATATACATTATACATTTGACTTTGAAGAATATTATATGACGGGTGAAAGTCACGGACCTACATCTCGAATAATTAAACCTTTGAATCCTGTAGACGAAAGTAATTTCTCTGCTTACACTAATAACTTTGGAAAAACATACGAACCAATGGCAGATGTTTTTATAAAAGAAGGACCGGAATCTAATGATTACGTTAATGGTTCATTTACACGATATTTTGTTATTAGAAGAAATGACCCAAGTGAAGGTCTTAAAGAAGTAGATGAAGATTTTGATTCTCCGTTATATGAAAAATTTAGTATTGAATGGAGATTAACAGGGAAAGCTAAAGATGTGTTCACTCAAAATAGAAGAACGGTTTTTGATGAAAATTTTAAACATCCCGGTCTTGATAGAATGTTATCTAATTATATAGAATACTACATTATACCAACAGCAAGTGAACTTTCAAAACAACGTAAATCATTAGGTATTGAAAAAATACCAAGAGATGCAAAAGGAAACATAGTTGTTCCTGCACCTACACAGAGTATACCTCTACAAGAAAAAAACAATGAAATAGTTCCAAAGAAACTTAAAAAAACAGGTAGCGCATTATCAGGACCGCCGGCAGGTGTAATGACAGGAGGAGCAGGCGGAAACGTAAGTTATTAAAAATAATACTTGACATTATCAATAAAAAGTTATATATTAAGACGTGGTTATAATAGAAAAGTACAACCAATTTGAGGACTTTGTGGATGAATATCGTTCTTCTGATTGGGTGTTCTTACATTTCATAGGAAGTAAAAACAAACATCCATTAAACGATTATCCGTTGATGCTATACGTACGGTTATCTAACGATAACGAATATATGCTATCATTCAATCACGATGAAGCTCCTGAACTAACTTTAGATTGTTTATTACATTTAGATACTGATGTTCCTAAATACGTAGCAGATATAAAAGCAGTTTGCCACTTTGCTAATTTTAGTAACGTTATTGATTTACAACAAGCAGAGTTTCAGAAACAAGGAAATTTAGTTGATAATCATATATTCCTGACTACTTCACATAGATATTTTCATTCTAAAGGGATGAATAATTTTGTTATTCCTTTAATGAAACATTTAGAGTATTGTCAAGATTTGTTCACAAACTATAAAGAAAATATAGGTGATGAATATAATGAGTTTTATTCAGATGCTAATAAAGTATTTGCAGATGTAGAACGAGTTGGATTATGTGTCAATCCACTAAGAGTACCAGCTGGACAATCAGATAATGTTTCGAAAGACCATTTGATGTTTACTAATTATAATGTGTTGACTCCTACAGGTAGACCGAGTAATACTTATGATGGTTTAAACTTTGCGGCTATGAATAAAAGTGATGGTTCACGTAAGATGATAGAAAGTAGATATGATGAATTAATTGAATTTGACTTTGATGCTTATCACGTAAGATTGATTGGTAAGATTATAGGATATGATTTTGGTGCTGAGAGTGTACACGAACATTTTAGTAAACTATATAACGTATCTTACGAAGAGTCAAAGACGATGACTTTTAAGTATTTATATGGTGGTGTACCTGATGATATAGCAAAAACACACGAATTTTTCGGTAAGGTTAAGAAATATTACACTAATCTGTGGTCACGTTTTAAGAGAGATAAAGTTTTAGTAACTGATATTTATAAAAGAAGAATAACATTAGATGTAAAGGACTTTTATCCTTCAAAACTTTTTAATTATATGATACAAAGTTTAGAAACAGAGAGAAACATATTAGTATTAAAGAGTTTGTTAAAAAAAACAAAAGACTTTAAAAGTACGTTAGTATTATATCATTATGATAGTTTTTTGTTTGACTACAATAAAAACGATGGAGATAAATTTGTTGAAATTGTTCAAAAAGAGTTACAACAAGATGGATTCCCTGTCAAGATGAAACGAGGTAAAAACTACGATGAACTCATTTGATAAACTGCTTACCAATATATCTTGGATGTATGATAAAGGCTATCCTGACTTCACTATAAAAGAAGATAGAGAAGCATTATACGATTATCTCTTATCTATAGGATTTTCACACTCTGATGTTATAGAATTATCTGAAAGATTTATTAGAGAAGACGATGAGTGGTGGACAAAATTGTCTCCTGAACAACAAGCACAATATATTAAAGACCACCCTAAATCACAAAAAGCATTAGATGCTAAAGAAAAAGAAGACGAGGATGATGAAGAAACATCAGAAAAGCCAAAAGATGATATTGATGTTAAAGTAGAAAAACAAAAAGAAAAATATGCGGAGAAAGGTTTAGATGAATTTGGTAAACCTACAGGAGAACCTAAAAATCCTAATTTAGATAAAGACATTACAGGAAAAGTAGGACCTAAAGGTGAAAAAGTAGAAGTCTTAAAAGTACACCATGGACTTGATAATGTTAATGCAGGAGTTCAAGAATCAAACGTTATTCCTGATGAAGATAAGAAAAATATAAGTTCTGCTATTCAAAAGATTAAAGAAGAAAAAGTAGAAACAATGACAGACGATGAGATAAATTCATTGAGAAGATGGGTAGCAGTAAAAGACCAAAAAGGACAGCCTGATGAAGAGAAACGAAGTGCTGAATTTTACATAGCAGACATAAGTCCAAATGATTGGAGATTCGGTAACAAAAGTGTAGGTGGCGGAGAACCTGCAAGACAAGCAAGAAAAAAAGCAACAATGACAGGTGGAAAAGGTAAAGCACCATATGATGAAATAGTAAAATTAGCAGATGCAGTTGGACTAAAAATGGCATCACCAACTAATTCAAGAACCACTTCAAAGATGATGGCTCCTACAGCAATAAATAAAAAGAGAAAAGAAGAAAAAATTAAGATAGACAAAAAGAAAGGTAAAGTTGTAAGTGCAACTATTGCAGGTCAAACACATACGAAAAAATCTGTACCAAGAATAAGTGATGTAGAAAAAGCTTTGATAGAAAAAGGTATGGACGCTGGTGAAGCGAAGAGAAAAGCAAGAAAAGCAGTATTAGGTATACAAAGATATAATGACCAAATAGATTTATTAGCAGAGACAGCTGAGGCAAGTAAAGGTAAATTAGAAGTAGTTGATTATGGTGATACAAGTACTACTGAAGGTAAAAAGACTGCAATTAATCAATGTTTACAAGACTTAGCAAATACATTAGAAGAAAAATTAGAAAGTACTACGCCTCCTCATCCACCATTATCAAGAAGCCATTATGAGTTAGCAGAATTAATTAGAAATGTAAAAAACCCATTAGAAGACCCTGAATGGGATAATCTATCATTTGAAGAACAACAAGAAAGAGCAAATAAATTTAATGAAGATATGGGGCAAATATTAGTAGAGATGAATGCATTAGGTGATATGATGACTTCACGTGCTGAAGTAGCAGAAGCTATAACTTATATGCACAGATTATCACAAGGATTTACTGCTATTTTACCATCATCTGAAACTTTTAAAGTAACTGATGTTTATGCTATAAAAGACCCAGGCGATACAAAAGACCCTGAAAAATTAGCAGAATCAATACAACAAGTATTAGTTAGTATTGAAGTATCAGGCGGTGAAAGTGTAAAGTATGATGCAGGAGCTAGGTCTTCTTCTGCTGGTAAAGTATCGTTAACCGTTTATAAGAATAAAAGCACACGAAAAACTATAAATGATTTACTTGATACATATGATAAAGTTTACAATGGAGATGATTATCCACCAAGTGATGAAGTTATAAAAGAGTTAGATGATGTAAGAGATGCAACTAAAGCACAAGTTGTAAATGATGGTATTATGACAGAAGAAGAATATGATAAGATTTACAACGCAGGATTAGAAACAGGCGAGAAAGCTTTTTCGGCATTTATGAAAAAAGCGGGGAATAAAGGAAAACTTATGAAAGCAGGGTTTACTGAAGATGATTTGAGAAGAGTTAAAGAAACTTTTATGAAACATTGTGCGCACGGAAAAGTAATGGCAGGAATAAATAATCGTGATACAGAATACAATAAGTTTAATAATGTTGCACACAAGATATCAGGATTTAAAAAAGATTCAGACACAGACGAAGTTATTAAAAAAGGTAAATATAAAACCGTAGAAGCAGATGGTATAAATACTATTTCAGGAATGGATTTTAGTTGTGACCAAGGATTTAGTATCGCATCGCCACCAAAGAAAAAGATAAGTCCTGAAAACACTAATCCATCAGCAATCGTAGCTTTAGACGCGCAGACAGGAAAAAAAGTTAGATAATGATAGATTCACAACTACTTTGTACTTTCTCTAACAAGAAAGAACTTACTGAAATGGTCTTACTCATCAAAGAGTCTGCACCACTTTCTATGAAAAAACTTTATGTTTTAGAAAGAACAGAAAACTCTAATGAGTTAATGTTGACCTATAATGTGTTAAAATCAGAAGTATCGGGATTTCTCCCTAACACAATATTATTACATCGAAAGAAAGAAACAAATACACTATACACAATCAATGCAGTTAACATTATAATTAGGAATGCTAACAACGGTATCTTAGACACATCGTATAGATTACAATGGAACAACTATCGTAATTGTATTTTATTGACAAATAAACAAGGCTTAAACAAAATAGATACACGATTAAAAGAAATTATTGATTTATAAAAATAAATTAACGTTTTGAATTTTACAACCATACTTATATATGAATGGTTACTCAAGTAACAATTAACAATTAAATAATAACAATAGGAGAATATCAAATGGATATTACAGCAATACGCAAAAGGTTAGAGCAACTTCAAACTTCTAACACGAAAACCAATAATCTTTGGAAACCACAACCAGGAAAACAAGTAGTCCGAATCGTGCCTTATCAACACAATAAAGAGAATCCTTTTCAGGAACTTTTCTTTCATTATGATTTAGGTGGCAAGACTTATTTGTCTCCGATAACATTTGGTCGTCCTGACCCAATCGAAGAGTTTGCACAAAAACTTCGTTCAAGTGGTAACAAAGATGATTATCAGATAGCAAAGAAACTCATGGCTAAAATGAGAACATTTGCACCTGTAATAGTTCGTGGTGAAGAAAGCGAAGGTGTTCGATTTTGGGGCTTTGGTAAAATGGTTTATCAAGAGCTTCTATCTGTAATAGCAGACCCTGATTATGGTGACATCACAGATTCAATGAATGGTCGTGATGTAACGGTAGAATTTATTTCTGCTGAAGAAGCAGGAAAGAACTTTCCTGTTACTAACATAAGGGTCAAGCCTAATCAAAATCCAATCACAGAAGATGATAAGATGCTTGATAAAATGTTGAATGAACAACCAAACATTCAAGAAATGTATCAAGAGAAGACCTATGAAGAACTTACTGAAGTTCTTAATACTTGGTTGACTCCATCTGAAGAAGAGGGTAATGATAAAGGCGATTCGGTGACAACTGAAGTTCTTTCCAAGAAAACGGTTAAAGACACTTCAGAAGCGTTCGACCAACTCTTCAATAAGTAATACAACGTAAACAGAAACTCGGGGCGGGCATAAGTTCGCCCCATTCGAATAGGAGTTATAGTATGTCTAATACTAAAGACGGGTTAGAGGGTCTTTTGGCCGACACCCTAAACAAAAAATTTAGCAATCAAAAAGTAGCTTACTTTCTTGATGGTAGTGATACAACACCCACAGATATTAGAGAATTTTTATCTACAGGTTCGAGTATATTAGATTTAGCAATATCTAATAGACCAAATGGTGGTATAGCTGTTGGAAGGATTACAGAAATTAATGGTTTAGAGTCAAGTGGTAAATCATTACTCGGTGCACATATACTTGCAGAAACTCAAAAGAAAGATGGTGTAGCAGTTTATATAGATACTGAAACAGCAGTTAGTGAAGACTTTTTACAAGTTATCGGTGTAGATAGTAGTAAAATGTTATATCTTCATCTTGAAACGGTAGAAGACATATTTGAAGCTATTGAAGAGATTGTGACTAAAGTTCGTGAAAGTGATAAGAATAGATTAGTAACAATATTAGTTGATTCAGTAGCTGCGGCATCTACTAAATTTGAAATGGAAGCTGATTTTGATAAAGATGGATATGCTACACACAAAGCAATCATCATATCTAAAGCACTTCGTAAAATTACTCAAATGATAGGTAGACAACGTGTAGCACTTGTATTTACTAATCAGTTAAGACAAAAACTTGGTGTTATGTTTGGTGACCCTTATACAACATCAGGCGGTAAAGCATTGCCTTTTCACGCTTCAACTCGTATTAGATTGAAGAACAAAGGTCAGATTAAAGATACAAAAAAGAATACAATCGGAATGACTATAACATCACAAGTTATCAAGAATAGATTAGGCCCGCCTTTGAGACGCGCAGACTTTCCTTTATACTTCGATAGAGGTATAGATGATAAATCATCTTGGTTACAAGTTATGAAAGAATATAAACTTCTTAAACAAACAGGCGCTTGGTATACTATAGAACACGAAGGTGAAGATATCAAATTTCAATCAAAAGATTTTGAGTCTATTCTTGAAAAACACGATGGCTTAGCAGATGTGTTGTATGAAAAAATTTGTAGTGTCTTGATTCTTAAATATGATACTTCAGCTCTTGGATTGGATGATGTTGTAGAAACTGATGAACCTGCGGACGAGTTATAATGAAGATATTGATTACAGGCGGTGCTGGTTTTATAGGTACTAATTTAATTAGTAAGATACTCAAAGAACAACCTGAAGCGTATATTCAAGTATTAGATAACTTTTCAACAGGTTATCATCATAATAGAATCGATAGCGACAGAGTTATATATCACGAGTTTGATGTTGCAGACTATTTCTTTCAACAACGTATAGATGATATTGTATTAGGGGATGACTCAGAAGGTACGCCTGACATAATATATCATCTTGCGGCATTAGCGAGAATACAACCTTCATTTGATGAACCGATGAATACATTTTCATCTAACACAATCGGTACACAAAATATATTAGAATGGGCTAGGATGAGAGGCAATATACCTGTTGTTTATGCTGGCTCAAGTTCTACTCATGGTGACCACTTTGCTAATCCATATACTTTTTATAAGTACAATGGTGAGTTGTTGTGTGAGTTATATTCTAAAGTGTATGATTTGCCTACTATTATAACAAGATTTTATAATGTATATGGTGATTATATGATTCCTTCAGGTAGTGCATATGCTACGGTTGTTGCAGTATTCGATGAATTGAAAGAACTCGGCAAGCCTTTAACGGTTACAAACAATGGTGAACAAAGAAGAGACTTTACTCACGTATTAGATATATGTAGTGCTTTGATTGCTTGTCAAGGACGTAGTGATTTGAGAGCAGAGTACTTTGAATTAGGAACAGGTAAAAACTACAGCATAAATGAACTTGTTAAATTGTACAAATCTGATAGTGTAAATATAGGACCAAGACCCGGAGAAATGGATGTTACATTATGTGAAGACATTAATGCACACAAACTTTTAGGATGGATACCTGAACATTCACTTGAAGATTACATAGCACAAAAAGTAAAGGAATACGATGAAAAAACGATACCTAAGTCTGTTTGACGAAATAAAAAATAACCCGTCAAAACCAACAGAGTTAAATGACCATGTGTTAGTAATAGATGGTCTAAATAACTTTATCAGATGCTTTAGTGCTATTCCTATGATGAGTGACAATGGTTATCACGTAGGGGGGATGATAGGATTCTTGAGGTCGTTGAGTTATGTAATAAGACTTATACAACCTACAAGAATCCTAATAGTCTTCGATGGTAAAGGTGGTTCACAGAAACGAAGAAAACTCTACCCTGAATACAAAGCAAACCGTGCTTTTAAATCTAAACTAAATCGTAAAGTAGAGTTTACTAAAGATGGCGGTGAAAGACAATCTATGATACAACAGATGTCAAGATTGATGGAGTACTTAGAATGTTTACCTGTACAAACTTTTTCTCTTGACAATATGGAGGCAGATGATGTAATTTCATACGTAGCAAACAAAGGAAATTTCAGCCGTTGTACTATAATGTCTACAGACAAAGACTTTCTACAATTAGTAGATGACAGAATAAATGTTTATAGCCCTTCAAAGAAGAAGTTGTACACTACTGAAACTTTAATGGAAGAGTATGATATACATCCTGAAAACTTCTTGATGTACAGAATGGTTGATGGTGATAAATCTGATAATATTCCAGGTGTACGAGGCATCGGATTGAAAACGTTAATGAAGATATGTCCTGAAATGGCTACTGAACCTGTTTCATTAAAAGAATTGGTTAGTAGAGATAACAGGTTATCAGATAATTTAGACATTTTAAAAAGAAATTTTGAATTAATGGATTTGAGAGAGATAATTATAAGTGGCAGTGCGAAACAAAAAATTCTTGATTTTGTTGACAATCGGCCACATCACTTAAATAGTTATAAATTTCGACAAATGTATATTGAAGACGGATTTTCTAATGAGATAAAAAACTTAGAAGTGTGGTTACGTGAAAGTTGGGCTTCATTAGATATTCTTACGAGAAATGGGTAGAAAAATAAAATATAAAACAGACGAAGAACGAAGAGCCGCTCAATTAAAGTGGTCTCAAAACTATTATTTAAAAAATAGGCATAGAGTTTTGGATAAAGCAAGACAACGATATCAAAGTAAAAAAAATCAAAAATTAAAAAAGGAACTTTATGGCGAATAAAGAAAACTTAAATCAATATAGCCCTACGTTTCAATCGAAAGTAGTGTCTTCTTTATTAAGTGACAATACATTCACAGCACAAATTTCTGATATTATGAATCCTGACTATTTTGAATCAGATTCAAATAAGTTTTTAGTAAAGACTATAATGGCATATTTTATAGAGTATAAAAATGTCCCTACACTTGAAGTATTAAAAGTTAAAACAGATGAAATAGGTAACGATGTTTTAAAAGTAGCAGTAGTAGAAAGTTTAAAAGAATCTTGGCGACATATAGAAGCTACAGATTTAGAATTTGTTAAAGAACAAGTACTTGGATTTTGTAAAAATCAAACATTAAAAAATGCTATTATAGAGAGTGTAGATTTACTTGAAGGTAAAGATTATGATAGTATAAAAAGAATTATAGATGATGCTTTAAGAGCAGGTACTGATAGAAATCTTGGACACGAGTATTTAATTTCACTTGAAGAGAGATTGAATCAATCAGCACGTGATACGGTAAAAACAGGTTGGGATACTATTGATGAAGTTATGGATGGTGGATTGGCAGGCGGAGAGTTAGGTGTTGTTGTAGCACCCGCAGGTATCGGTAAGTCTTGGACTCTTCAAGCATTAGGTGCTAATTGTGTTCGAGCAGGATTGAGTGTAGCACACTACACATTAGAATTAAATGCTGAGTATGTTGGTTTGAGATACGATACAATATTTTCAGGAGTCCCTACAGGAAATCTAAAGTTTTATCAAGATGATGTTCAAAAGAAATTAGATGCGATAAAAGGTTACTTACTAATAAAGTATTATCCTACAAGAACTGCTTCTGTTCAAACACTCGCGGCACATATTAAACAAATGGAATTACAAGGAAAACTTCCTGATATGATTATTGTAGATTATGCTGATATATTAAAGCCGATAGGTAACTTTACAGAAAGACGACATCAACTTGGTAACATATATGAAGACTTGAGAGGCATGGCAGGAGAATTTGGAGTTCCAATATGGACTGCTTCTCAAGCAAATCGTTCAGCACTTGAAGAAGATGTTATTGACGCAAGTAAGGTAGCTGAAGATTATAGTAAAGTAATGACTGCTGACTTCGTTATCAGTATGAGTCGTAAAGTAGAAGATAAGATAGCAAACACAGGCAGATTTCACGTAATTAAAAATAGATTTGGTGTCGATGGTATTACGTTTCCCGCAACTATAAATACTAATACAGGACACATTCAAATATTCGACAAACAGACACAGCAAGGACAGAACGTACAAGGTAAAATGAATAATCACGATGAGTTTTTAAGAAAATCATTAGGTCAGAAATATAAAGACTATAAAACTAACAATAATGATATGAAAGGCTTTGATTAAAATGTGTATATATTCTAATTATATTTGTTACGATTTAAAAGACTAATAAGGATACAGAAATGGAAAAATTTAAACTCTCAGAAAATTTTATTAACGGATACAAACGCAAAAAGGCACCATTCGGTTTTAACGGATTAGGTGAATTAGTTTATATGCGAACCTACTCACGAATCAAAGAAAATGGTAAAAATGAACGATGGTGGGAAACGGTACAACGAGTCGTAGAGGGAACTTACTCTATGCAAAAAGATTGGATTGAATCACACCAATTAGGGTGGAATGCGTGGCAAGCTCAAAAGTCTGCTCAAGAAATGTATGAGCGAATTTTTACAATGAAATTCTTGCCTCCTGGACGCGGTCTGTGGGCTATGGGTACACCTATCACAGAAGAAAAAGGATTATACGCCGCCCTAAATAATTGTGCATTTGTATCGACAAAAACACTAAAAGAAGACTATGCTAAACCATTTACATTTTTAATGGATGCAAGTATGTTAGGTGTTGGAGTTGGATTTGATACAAAGGGTGCAGGAGAGATAGTAGTTAAAGGCATTGACAAAAAGAAAAATGAACAAGTATTTCAAATACCTGATACTCGTGAAGGTTGGGTTGAGTCGATGAAACTATTATTAGAAAGTTATTTTCATGGTCAAGGTAAAATGAAATTTGATTACTCAAAGATAAGACTTGCGGGAGAACCGATAAGTGGTTTCGGTGGAGTAGCAAGTGGACCTGACCCGTTAGAAGAAGTTCATAATAGTATCTCTGAAGTTTTAGAAAAGAATAGTGGAAAAGATATTACAATTACAACAATCGTAGATATAATGAATCTAATCGGTAAATGTGTTGTAGCAGGTAATGTTAGAAGAACTGCTGAGATTGTATTTGGTGAGCCGGACAATGAAGAGTATTTAGATTTAAAGAATTATAAAGTTAATCCACATCGTGACCAATATGGTTGGACATCTAACAATAGTATATTTGCTGAGTTAGGAATGGATTATACAGAAGCAGCAAAAAGAATTAATGATAATGGAGAACCAGGATTTGCTTGGTTGGACAATATGAGGAAGTATTCAAGAATGAAAAATGGGGGTGATGATAAAGACCATAGAGCTATGGGTGGTAATCCTTGTTTAGAGCAGACACTTGAATCTTACGAGTTATGTTGTTTAGTAGAAACGTTTCCTGACAATCACGAAGACTTTGACGATTATGCACGTACCCTAAAATATGCGTATCTATATGCAAAGACGGTTACATTAGGTAGAACTCATTGGAGTGATACAAATCGTGTGATGTTAAGAAACAGAAGAATTGGTTGTAGTGTAAGTGGTGTAGCTCAGTTTATTACTAATCGTGGATTAGATGAACTGAAGAATTGGTTAAACGATGGTTACGATGTTATTCAAGCTTGGGATAAACAATATTCTGATTGGATGGCTGTACCTAATTCTATAAAGACTACAAGTGTTAAACCGAGTGGAACGGTTTCATTATTAGCAGGCGCTACACCTGGTCTCCATTATCCTGAATCAAGATTTTATAAAAGAAGAATGAGAATATCAAAACATTCAGATTTATTAGAACCTATGAAAAAAGCAGGTTATCATATAGAACCAGCATTTGGTTCTGAAGACACAACAATGGTTGTAGAAGTTCCTGTTGATGTTGGTGAGAATATCAAAACAGCAGGAGAACTTTCAATATGGGAACAATTCTCTTTAGCAGCATTTATGCAAAGACATTGGGCTGATAATCAAGTTAGTTGTACGGTAACGTTCAATCCTGAAACAGAATCAGAACAAATTGCCCCTTGTTTGAATTATTATCAATATCAGTTAAAAGGCATAAGTTTGCTACCAAGACACGAATTAGGTGCTTACAAACAGATGCCTTACGAAGCTATTGATGAGAAGACTTATCAAAAAGAGGTTTCGAAAATCGGTAAGCTATCATTTGGTGTAATTAAGAATGAAGAAGCAGATGTAGATAAATTCTGTAATAATGATTCTTGTGAAATTATTCCAATGACAGGTGATAACGATGACCAAGACTATGCAAATTAATAAAAAGCGGACAGGCAGACGGCACACCTGTAGAAAAATGTGCCAATGTTCAACACAACAATAGGAGAATGATTATGACTTATCGTAATCTAATCTCAGTATTAATGATGTCTTTTAGCCTTGTTTTCGGACAAGCAGTTACAGGATATGTTGGTACTGAAGATGGTCCACTCGTTGGAGCGAATGTAGTTGTTGAAGGAACTGAACTTGGTGGAGTAAGTGACGATGAAGGAAAATTCGTTATTGAAACAGGTTCAGGTAACTTTGATATTACTGCATCGTACATCGGGTTCATCGCCCAAACTCAAAAAGTAGAGATTGGCGATATAGTTGCTTCAGTTAGTTTCAATTTAGAAGCTGATGTAGTAGCGATGTCGGCACTTGAAGTTTTAGCTTCAAGAGCTGATGAAACAACACCTGTTGCTTACACTAATATTAGTAAAGAAGAGATGGAAATCAGACTTGGTAGTCAAGATATTCCAATGATTCTTAATACTACACCAAGTGTATATGCAACTAACCAAGGCGGAGGTGCGGGTGATGCTCGTATCAATGTACGTGGTTTCAACCAAAGAAATGTTGCTGTGATGATAAACGGTGTTCCTCAGAATGATATGGAGAACGGATGGGTTTATTGGTCTAATTGGGACGGAGTAGGTGATGCTACTTCTTCAATTCAGATGCAAAGAGGTCTATCAGCTGTTAATCTCGCAACACCATCAATTGGTGGAACTATGAATATTATCACAGACCCTGCAGCGCAGGAGAAAGGTGGTAAGTTCAAACAAGAAGTAGGTGAGGGAGGATTTCTTAAATCTACTATTAACTATAACTCAGGTCTTATCAATGATAAGTTAGCTTTGAGTGGAACTATAGTTAGAAAAACCGGTGATGGATTCATTGACGGAACTTGGACAGATGCGTGGGCTTACTATGCAGGTGCAAGTTATGCCGTTAGTGATAAACAACGATTCGAGTTGTATGGAATCGGTGCACCACAAAGACACGGACAGAACTTATATAAGCAAAATATTGCTACTTACTCTCAAGAGTTAGCAGGTAGTATTGATGGTTATAATGATTCTGCGTATGTTTCAGGCGAGAAGTTTGAAACTGAAGCAGGTAGGTTCTATAATCAGAATGTCGCTCCTGTAGACCCTTCTTATAAAGGTAAACAATACTTTTATATGTATGGTGATAAAACACAGGATAGATATAGTTCTGATTTCTTAAATGAAAGAGAGAATTTCTTTCATAAGCCTCTCGTTAACTTGAATCACTTTCTTGATATCAATGACGATATGAGGTTAAGTTCAGTAGCATATTGGAGCGGTGGTTCCGGTGGTGGTACAGGAACTTATGGTAGCGTAAGTAGGATGCCCGCGATAGAAGGAAGCCCTTGGTATGCAAGTTCACCTTGGACTTGGGATTGGAATGCTGAAATAGCACAGAACTCTGCTAATGTAGATTCTTCTTTTTCAGACACAGAAAATCGTTCAACAGGTATACTTCGTAATTCAATCAACAGACAGAACACTTATGGTTTAATTTCAAAGTTAAACTATGATGTATCAGACGAACTTGAAGTTCAAGTTGGTATTGATTGGAGAACAGCCGGTATTGAACACGCTCGTGAAGTTCGTGATTTACTCGGCGGTGACTACTATGTAGACTATGCTGATGACAATGCTCCTGACGGAAAGAAAGTTGGTTTAGGCGACATAATTGCTTATCACAACGAAACAACGGTTGATTGGTTTGGTGCTTTCTTACAAGGTAAGTATGATGTTGAGAAGTTCAGTTTATATGGTATGGGTGGAATATCTACTATTGGATATACTTATCAAGACCATTTCTCTGTAGAGAAAGAACTTGTCGAAGCAGATGCAATCACAACATTTCAAGTTAAAGGTGGTGGTAGATTCAATCTTGATGATAGACTATCAGCATTTGCTAATCTTGGATATGTTCAGAAGCCACCAATCTTAGATAACGTTATCGATTATAATGGTAATGTTTCTCAGAATCCTGATAACGAGAAATTCACATCAATGGAAATTGGTGGTGAATATAATAGTGGGTTAGTGTCTATCAAGGGTAGTTATTATAACACTCAATGGAAAGACAGAAACCTAACTAAGTCTGTTACTACAGGACAAGGTGACTCAGGTGATACTGACATCATTTATCTTACAGGTGTAAATCAATCACACTCAGGTGTAGAGATTGAGTCTAAAGTGGCTCTTCACGAAATGGTTGATGTTGACTTCATCGTAAGTTTAGGTGATTGGTATTTCGATGGAGATGCTAATGGTGACTATACTGAGATGGAATACAATGATGATAATCAAATCATTGGTCAAACATCTACTGAGTATAGATATGCTCTTGACAAACTAATGGTTGGTGATATGCCACAGACATCTTATGTTGGTGGTCTTACACTAAAACCAATAGATGGTTTAAGAGTACAAGGTCTGTACAAGTGGTATGATAATCACTTTTCAGATTGGTCTCCTGATAGTCGTGAAGTTGATGGTGACGCAGATAGAGCGCAAGTATGGAAAACTCCATCTTATGGTAAGTTAGACTTACACGCTTCTTATAAGTTACCTGAGATAGCAGGACTTGATATGACTATATCAGCTCATATGTTCAACGCACTTGATGGTGTTTATGTTCAAGATGCTGTTGATAATTCAAAGTATAATGGGTATGGTGACAAAGTTCACGCTCCTCATAATGCTGAAGTATTCTTGGGTACACCAAGACACTTCAATATTGGCTTAGCAGTCAATTTCTAAAATGATAAATCGGGGGGATTAATTTCCCCCCATTTATTTCAAAAAAACACTTGACCTTTAAAGGTTTTCTTCGTAAGTTTAAACGTAAATTGAGAGAGTATAATTATGAATACACTAAGAATTAAAGTCTTGGATGAATCTTTAGAACCACTATATAAAAAAAGAGTAAACGTAGAAGGCGATGCGGGTGTAGATTTATATTTTCCTGAAGAAGTCGTTGTGCCAGGAAAAACATTAGGAATGAAAATAGATTTAAAGATACAAGCAGAGATGTGCCAAGCAGTTAATAAACAACTAACACAAAACATACCACCCGAAATGTTACAAGGAATGAATATAGAAGACAGGTATTTATCTTATAAAGTCGTTCCACGTTCTTCAATAATAAAGACTCCTTTGAGAATGGCTAATTCTGTAGGTATAATGGATGCGGGTTATAGAGGAAACTATATGGTCCCTGTAGATAACTTATCAGATGAAGATTTTATTATTGAAAAACATACAAGACTTTTTCAAGTAGTAGGAGCTAATTTAGATTTTATTAATGTAGAGTTAGTAAACACATTAAGTAATTCAAAACGTGGTGACGGTGGCTTTGGCTCGACAGGCAATTAATGTATCAAAATATTTATTTCGAAATAAAAACTAAAAAAGTTCATCTTTGGGATGATGTCAAGGGTTACGAGACTTTCAAGTTTAAGCCGTATGCCTACAAGAAGTCACCTACGGGTACCTATACTTCGTTATTTGGAGATAAATTAACAAAGGTATACAACTACGACCCTAAACAACGTGGATTATTTGAATCAGATGTACCTGCAGAAACTCGTGTATTAGTTGACAGATATGCAGACTCAGATGAGATTTCAAAAGGACATAGAACTTTATTTTTTGATATAGAAGTAAAAGTTACAGAAGGATTTCCGAGTCCTGATGAAGCGCCTAATGAAGTAACATCAATAGGTTTTAATGATTGTACAGATGATACATACCATTGTTTAGTATTAGACCCTGAAGGCAAAGTTGATTTAAATCATCCTGATATACTTAGAAATAATTTTAATGTTGAGACATTTGATTCAGAGTTTGATTTACTACAAAGATTCTTCGCAAGATATAGAGAAATAAATCCGACTATTATATCAGGATGGAATACAGAGAAATTCGATGTTCCTTATTTATATAATCGTGCTTGTAAAATAGTAGGTAAAAAAGTAGCGTCTATGTTTAGTCCTATAGGAATCGTACAATGGTCAGACTTCAAAAGTAAACATAGGATAGCAGGAGTATCACATTTAGATTATTTATTTTTATATCGTAAGTTTACATATACAGAGAAATCAAGTTATCGATTGGATGCTATAGCAGAAGAAGAACTCGGAGAGAATAAAGTTGAGTATGAAGGTACACTCAATGATTTATACAATAATGATAGAACACAATTTGTTTTATACAACGTACAAGATGTAGCAATCGTAGACAAACTCAATAAGAAATTAGATTTCATCAGTATTACACAAGCACTAACTCACTCCGGACACGTTCCTTATGAAAATGTGTTTACATCATCACGATATCTTGAAGGTGCTATATTAGTTTATTTGAGAAAACTTGGGATTGTAGCTCCTGACAAAAAGCCTAAACCTAAATTAGCAGAAGACTTTCAGTTTGCAGGTGCACACGTAGCAGTACCACAAAAGGGTAAACACGATTGGGTATTTGATTTAGATGTTACATCTATGTATCCTTCTGTTATTATGTCTCTGAACATATCACCTGAAACTAAATTAGGTAAACTCGAAGAATGGAGTGAACAAGATTTTATTCGAGAAGTAGAAAAGGTATATAAAATTAATGATGACTATGGTAACGAAGTAGCATCAATGAGTTATGAAGCCTTTAAATCATACGTAACAGATAATAAGATTTCTATTTCAGCAAATGGTGTATTATATCGTACTGACAAAACAGGTCTGATTCCCGCTATTCTTTCTAAGTGGTTTGATGAAAGAGTAGAATATCGTAAGTTAGCAAAGAAGTTTGGTAACGATGGTAATACAGAACGTTATGAATATTTTGATAGAAGGCAGTTGATTCAAAAAATTATGTTAAATAGTTTATATGGTGTTCTTGGGTTATCAGTATTTAGATTCTATGATATTGATAATGCTGAAGCTACTACACTAACAGGTCAATCATTAATCAAGTTTAGTAAAACTATTACTAATCACTTCTACAATAATGAATTAGGAACTGATGACGACCACGTGATTTATATTGATACTGATTCTATTTTCGCATCTGCGTTGCCATTAGTAAAACATAGATACCCGAATGAGAATACTAATTCAAAATCAATGATGAGTAAACGTATTCTTACAATAGCATCAGAGCTACAAGCATATCTTAATAAGAGTTATGATTATTTTGGTGAGAAGTTTTGTAATATTAAGAATCATAAGTTTGAAATTAAACAAGAGGTTATTGCTATATCAGGATTGTTTATTGCTAAAAAACGATATGGTATGAAGATAATTAATGATAACGGAGTTGATGTCAACAAGGTTATGGTAAAAGGTATTGATACCGTTCGTTCAAATTTTCCTAAGGCTTGTGGTAAACTTTTAAAAGAAGTTCTTGATGATGTTCTTGCTAACGTTCCTAAAGAGAAGATTGATGACAGAATTTTAAATTTTAAGTCTTCTATGAATACAATGCCTATTGACAATATATCGATGCCTACAGGTATTAAAAGTTTGAAGAAGTATACGCAACGTAAATTAAAAAAACAAACATTTAGTAAGTTCAAATCAGGAGCTCCTGTACACGTTAAGTCTGCTGTAAATTATAATGATTTATTATTACATTTTGAGATTTCTAAACAATACTTATTAATAAGTTCAGCAGAAAAAATCAGATGGGTCTATCTCACAAAGAACCCATTAGGTATCGAAAGTTTAGCATACAAAGGTTATGAAGACCCTATAGAAATTCTACAATACATTCGTGATTACATTGACTATGACAAAATGTACGATAAAAATCTACATCGAAAGATTATGATGTTTTACGAAGCAATGGGTTGGTCTAAACCGGTAGATAAAAAGTTTACATTAGAGAGGTTCTTTTAATGATGAGAATATTTCATAATTCACAAATGAGTTGTAAAAATTGTGCATATGCTGTTTCTTTTATGGAACGATATAAATTTGAATATAAATTAGTTGACATTTCAGATGTTAAAAACAATGATGAATATTTAAAAGCAGAAAATGTTTTACACGAACTTAGATATGATATCGGGATTCTCCCTTTTGTAATGATAACTGATGAGAATGGGTTTACAGGATTCCCTTCTCCGGAAACAGAGTACGAAATTTTAGAATACTTAGAACAATTAAATTAAACAATAAGAGGTTACAATAATGAATAGAACATACTTAGATAGTTTCATATCAAAATATTATCTTGGCGGTCTGATATCAAACACAATATGGAAAGTTAGAGACAATACTTTACACACTTCTTTTACTACTGAAGGTAAAGAAATGTTGGGTTCAGTAAAATTTAATAACTTTACACAACCTGATGCAGATTTAGGCATAGTAGATACTGAAAGATTAATTAGAATCTTATCAGTATTGAATGGTGATTGTAAACTTGATTATCAAAAAGTCGAAGATAGAATCATAGCTATGAAGTTACAGGATGATAACGCAGAAGTTAAATTTAATCTTGGAGATTTATCTATATTTGGCGAGAGTGCTAAATTAAAAAATGTTCCTGACTTTGAATTAGTTCTACAGATGACAAAGCAAGCCGCAGTAGCATTTGTAAATGGCTGTAATGCTATTACTGAAAGTAATCATTTTACGGTAGTAGGTAGTGATGATTCATACGAACTTGTCGTAAACTATGATAGAACAAAGAATCTTGATATGATAAGAGTTCCTGTTAAAGTGATAAGCAGTGGTGACATAGATGGACTATCATTCGCATCAGACCATCTAAGAAGTATTATTAATGCTAATAAAGATTCAGATAGTATTTCTATCTCAGTTAGTTCAGCAGGATTATTGAAGTGTTCTTTCTCTTCAAATTCTTATAATGCTGACTACTTTCTTGTTGCAATGGACAAATAATGAGTAAAACAAATACACTTTGGGTTGAGAAGTATCGTCCTGCTCTTCTTGATAACTACATCGGAAACGAACATCTGAAGAAGCAAATAGATAGAAACATAGAAGAAAATGATTTACCTCATTACTTGTTTTATGGCGGAGCAGGTACAGGTAAAACAACACTCGCTAAAATTCTTGTAAAGAATATTGATTGTGATTATCTATACATTAATGCATCAGATGAAACAGGCGTAGATAATATCAGAACTAAGATAAAAGGTTTTGCTATGACATATTCTACTGCTATCTCTAATATAAAAATTGTTATATTAGATGAGTGTGATTATATGTCCGCATCAGCACAAGCCGCACTTAGGAATCTAATGGAGTCTTATTCATCACATTGTAAATTTATACTGACTTGTAACTATAAAGAAAAGGTCATTGACCCTTTACAAAGTAGATGCCAAGATTATGAATTGATTCCGCCTAACAGAGCTGAAGTAGGTAAACATTGTGTAAAAGTTCTTGAACAAGAAAATGTTGAATACGATATAGAGACTATTGCTACAATTATAGACGCTTGTTATCCTGATATCAGAAGAGTAATTAACTATCTTCAGAAACAATCTATTGATGGTAAATTAAATTCAGGTGTAGAAGAACTAAGAGATTCAGATTACAAGTTGAAACTGATTGAACTATTAGGTGACAAGTCACTAAACAAGAAAGATGCTTTTGTAGCTGTACGTAAACTTTTGATGAAGAATAAAGTTAGAGACTTTACTCCTTTGTTTAGTTTAATGTATGACAGATTAGATAAGTTAGCAGATAAAGGTAGTCAAAAAGCTGACATAATTTTATTATTAGCTCGTTATCAAAATATGGATAGTTTAGCAGTTGATAAAGAAATTAACATAATGGCTATGTTTGTAGAAATATTAGGAGTTTTAAAATGAATCAACAAGAAGTACAAGTAGACATAAGTAAAGCAGAAGATATAACGTGCGAGGCACAAGATTGTGGTAGTACATACTTTCAACCTGTAATGGCAATGAAGAGATTATCTCCATTAGTATCTCCTACAGGACAAGAAGCAATAGTTCCTATTCAAGTCTATGCGTGTATCAAATGCAACGAAGTTCCTGAGAAGTTTAAACGGGAGGCAAGTACTCTTGGCTAACGTTAAAAGCTTTTATGATTTTTTAAAGAGAATCACAAGTAAACAATATCAAGAGAATGAAAAATTTTGGAACTCTCTTGATGATAGTAAGAAGAAGTATAGTCAATATATGATTAATCGATATCTGTCAATGGAACCTGATTTTATTACTTCAGTAAACGATGTACAGATACAACAGGGTTCAGCAAAACTAAAAGATAAGTATCACTTTTTATTGTGGTCAGAGTTATTGCCGAACTATAAATCATTTTTTTTTAAATACATAGGTAAGGATAAAAGTATGAATTGGCCCAAACAATGGTTAGAAATAATCTCAAAACACTTTGAAATATCACTAACAGAAGCCCATGAAGCTATGGAGATGTATATGATTTCTGCAGGTGGTAAATTAGAATTATATGAACACTTAACAAGATACGGCATAACCGAAAAGGAAATACGTAAGGTATACGATTATGAATCTTAAAAACCGAGTAAACGAAGGCGATAGAAACTTTCATTCAATGTTAATACAAGAACTTGAATGGGGTATTAATACAGATACAAACACTTTATATCTTGCAGGTGATGTTGGAGGTGAGACTTTACACTCAGGTGCTATTCATATGGATATCTTAAATAGATTTAATCCTGGTATGGATATTACTATTAACATCAACTCGTTTGGTGGTGATACGTATGCTATGTTTGGACTCATAGATAAGATGAGAAGTATGCCTGTAAAGGTAAATACTATTTGCCTTGGAACTTGTATGAGCGCAGGAGCAGTAATACTTGCTGCGGGAACAGGAGTTCGAAAAGCACATAAAAACTCAAGTATAATGATACACGATGGACAAATTGGTATACAAGAAAAAGTTGCTGACTTTCAACGAGCATCAGAACATTTCAAAGACTTAACTGATAGATGTAATAAATTAATGGCAGAAGTTACAAAAAAAGACTTTGATTATTGGACAAACATTAGTAAATTTGATTGTTACTTAACTGCTAAAGATGCACTTGATGTAGGAATAATTGACGAAATAATATAATATGAGTAAACATAAAGTAATTAGAAACAACTCCGGTCAAGACTTAATATATCCTACTAAGCCTGACTTGAAGATACAAAATATTTTAAGTAATGAAGAATGTAATTTTTTACGTTCTTTAACTGATGTATTTGAAGAAGATACTTCTCCACTTGTAAGTCTTAGAAGACAAAACAAAGGCTTGTATGAAGTAGATAGGCAATATTGGACATTTAGAGAATATCCACACTTCTTGTTGAAATTACATAAAAAATTGTGTTATTATTATGATGAAAAAATAAATTTACCTCATCATTGGCACATTATGAAATATAGAAATAAAGGCGATGGTCTTGGATGGCACGCTGAAGGTAGAATAAGTTATGTATCGTTTTCTATTAATCTAAGTGACTCTGATGAACACGTAGGTGGAGATTTTCAATTAAAGAACAACCCTAAATTAACATTAAACAAAGGTGACGGTGTATCATATTCAGGACACTCTACACACAGAGTATCTCCTTTAGAAAGTGGTATAAAATATAGTCTTGTTTGTTGGATGAAAGATGCATCAAGAATGAAAGCAGTATATGAAGAACCATTTCCTTATGATAACGAAAAGAAAGCATAGGAGCTATTATGCCTAAAGCAATAAAAGAAGCATCAACAAAAAAAGATGTTACATTTAAATTACAATCTCACCCGATTGTAGAACAGATGGAAAAAGAATGGCCTGAGATGACTACAGAGTTTCAGAGGTTACAACGAGAACAATACGAATTATTCTGTAGAAAACAACACGATTACGGTCCAGGTAATATTTCAGTTGGTACACAATTAGTAACATCTGAAGAGATAAAGTTATCACTCACAGGTCTTTGGTTCAGAATGAATGACAAAATACAGAGACTTAAAACATTATTGATGAGTGGTAAAGATAATGCTGTACAAGGTGAGCCTATTGAAGATGCTTACTTAGATGTGAGTAACTATGGTATTATGGCTACAATCGTAAAGAATGGTAAGTGGGGTAAGTAATGGATAGTTTAGTTTGGGTAATCGCTATATGTTTGTTAGCTGTATCTACAGATGTTATAGATTGGGTATGTGATAAAGTAGCTGATAGTTTTAATAAACGTGAAAGAAACAAATAAACGTTGGTATCACATCAAAGCGAGAGATATGGATATATCCCAACCAAAGGGTAAAGTTGTTACATTTTGGTTATTTGGTGAAAGTGAATCAGATATTATGAAAATACTTAGTACAAAAAATGTTAAAGATGTAGAGTGGGTAAAACAAAAACAACCGGAGTTTGATAATTGAAGCAAGTAAGTTATAGTCAATATTCATTGTGGAATAGTTGTCCGTATCAATGGAAGTTACAATACGTAGATAAAATTAAAACAAGTGAACCATCTATACACACTATTTTTGGTAGTGCTATGCACGAAGCTATACAAACATACTTAGGATGTATGTATAACTTTACTATAAAAGACGCTGATGAACAAGACATAGAAGATTTACTTAGACGGAAAATGAAAGAGTTTTATCAGAAAGAAATAGTCGAAACAGATAAACTTGATTTAGTATCACAAGAAGATATGGTTGAGTTTTATCAACAAGGCGAAGTGATAATAGATTACTTCAAAAAGAAACGTGGACAATACTTTAATAAAAAGAGTTGGTCACTATTAGGTATAGAAGAAAAATTAGCAATACCTATCAGAGGAGACTTAAACTTTCTTGGTTATATTGATGTAGTTATCAAAGATGAGATTAGCGGTAAGATAAAGATTATTGATTTGAAGACTGCAACGATGGGTTGGAACAAATATCAGAAAGCAGATGTTATAAAGAGTGACCAATTACTATTGTATAAAGAATATTATGCTAAGAAACACGATGTACCTGTAGAGATGATTGATATTGAGTTTCTTATCTTCAAAAGAAAATTGTGGGAAAAAGCTGAGTTTCCTCAAAAGAGAATACAAAGACACGTTCCGGCAAATGGTAAGCCAAGTATGAATAAGATGAGGTCAAGATTCGAAGAGTTTTTAGACGCTTGTTATGAAAAAGATGGAAGTGTAAAAGAAGGAATTAACTATGAAAAGTGTCAAGGTAAATGTAAAGCGTTTACTAAATGTAAGGGTTTATAATGCAATATAGAGATATGAGAATAAGTGTTAGAATGTTTTTGGATGATTTTATAAATCCTCCATTAAGAGATTATGTAGTTTTTTATTTAGAAAAAGTTGAGAAAACTTTAAAGTTGCCTGTTCATCACGTATTTATTTATGATGAAGTTGAAACTATGAAAGTAAAAGAATTTTCTGATTTTATAGTAGAAAAACTAACACACAAAACAGAAATTATTCCTGTAGAAAAAGTTAGACCGCAAGACCATATATGGATGAACTTATTACCTAAAAAACATAAAGATTTAGGAGCAGCGACTTATAGTTCATATTATGAAGAACCGGTTGAAATCTTCGCAGGATTAAAAGCATTTAACGATGCCGCAGTTTTCGTAACATCACCTAAACCCGAAAAGGAAGAATGGAAAAACAAAAAGTAGCTATCATAGGTAGCAGGGAGTATATTAATAAAAGAAAGATTCAAGAGTTCATATTCAAATTAAAAGAAAAGTATAATGGAGATGTTGTTATTGTCTCAGGCGGAGCAAAGTATGGTGCTGATAAATATGCTAAGAGATTTGCTTTAGATTTTGATTTAGATTATCACGAGTTTCCTCCTTTTCACGAATCACACAATATGCATTGTGTTTTAGATAAATTTTATTATAACAAACCTTATAATGTAGGAAACTATCACGGAAGAAATAAAAAGTTAGTTGATTACTCAGATATGGTTATTGCCTTTGTTCCTAAAGAAGTTACTAATGGAACACGTTCAGCAATAAGATACGCAGAAGAATTAGGAAAAAAGTTTGTTATAATAACAGGTTAACATATACTTATATATACATATATGAGAGAAATGTTATGAGAAAATCTGAATTGAAGTTGACTTCGGTCAAAGTTTATAAACCACTATATCACAAATTCAAAGTACAAGCAATGGATGAAGAGTTTACATTACAAAAACTTGTTAATCGTTGTATGGATATGTATATGAATGATAAGTCTTTTAGAAACAAAATATTTGAACACACAAACTTAGCGCTATCAGGGAGTATGAACTTATGAGAGATATACCAAATATAGAAAATATATTGAACTCTATAGTAAATTTATTATCATTAATAGAAACACGGCTGTCAAAAATAGAAGAAAAATTAGAACCAGCTAAAAAAAAGAAAGTAACAAAGAAAAAAGAGGTTATAAATGGCTGATATACAATTACCTAAATTAAAAAAGGTAGAGAAGGAAGAACAACCTACAATAAAACCCGAACATAAAAAAACTATTTTACTATTATCAGATGATTGTAGAATGACTTCAGGTGTCGGAGTTATGTCTTTAGAAATTATTAGACAAACTTGTCACGAGTTTAATTGGGTACAAATCGGCGGAGCAATAAAACATCCTGAAGAAGGAAAGAAATTTGATTGTTCTGAAGATTTGAGAAAAACTTCAGGAGTAGAAGATGCATACTTAGTTGTACATCCTACTTCAGGTTATGGTAATGATGAAATAGTTAGAAGTCTAATGGATACATATAAACCTGATGCTATTATGATTTATACTGACCCTCGATTTTGGAAATGGTTATTTGCTATGAGTCACGAGATAAGACAACAGATTCCTATTTTCTATTATAATATATGGGATGACTTGCCGTTTCCTCATTGGAACGAACCATTTTATGAATCAGTTGATTGTTTAATGAATATCACTAAACAAACTTATAATATTGTTGAGAATGTTAGAAAACAAGTTCCTGTAAAAAGTTGGGAAAACACTCTTGTTCCTCACGGTATAAATGAGAAAGTTTTCTTTCCTATAACAAAAGAACACGAAGACTATAAAGACTTCTTAAAATTTAAAGACCAAAATGTTATTAATAAAAATGTTGACTTTATTGTATTATGGAACAACAGAAATATTAGAAGAAAACTTCCAGGTGATGTTGTATTATCTATGAAACAATTCGTTAGTAAACTTCCTGAAGAAAAACGTGACAATACTTTATTAGTAATGAAGACACAGCCTATAGATGATAATGGTACAGACTTAATAGAAGTTGTGAAGAACTGCGCTCCTGAATTAAATGTTTTATTCTTTGCTGAACGTAACGATGAAAGACATATGAACTTTATTTATAATATGGCTGATGTAACTATTAACATAGCATCTAATGAAGGATTTGGATTAGGAACGGCTGAGTCTTTAATGGCAGGAACACCTATAGTTGTAAATGTTACAGGAGGTCTACAAGACCAATGTGGATTCAGAAAAGAAGATGGTAAACTTTTAACGAAAGAAGATTACACAACAGAGTGGGGCTCTAATCACGATGGTAAATATAAAGACCACGGAGAATGGGTGAAGCCTGTATGGCCCGCTTGTCGTTCTCTACAAGGTTCTCCTCCTACTCCTTATATCTTTGATGATAGACCTAAATGGGAAGATGCCGGAGATATGTTATATGAGTGGTATGAAACTTCTCACGAAGACAGAGAGAAGGCAGGTCAAGCCGGAAGAGAATATTGTCTACGAGAAGACACTATGTTATCAGCAAAACATATGGGTAATGCCGTTATTAAATCAGCAAATGATTGTTGGGATAATTGGGAACCTGTTAAACAATTTCAAGTATACGAGGTATAAAATGAGTAAATTAGTAACGGTTATAGGTCCTGTAGGAACTCGTAGTGGATATGGTTCACACGCAAGAGATATAGTTATCTCTTTATTAGATTTAGGATACGATGTTAAAACACTACCTATTAGATGGGGAAACACTCCACAAAACGCATTAGACACATCTAATGATAGAGATAATAGAATTATAGAAACATTAGCTGTTGACGGAAAAATAGATAGACAACCGGATATGCATTTTCACGTTAGTGTTCCGATTGAATTTCAACAAGTTGGTAAAGTAAATATAGGAATTACTGCGGGTGTTGAATGGACTATTCCTAATCCTCAATGGGTAGATGCTATGAATTTTGTTGATTATAATTTAGTTCCATCACAATTTGTTAAGGATGTATTTACAGGTTGTCAATTTGATTTTAAAGACCCACAGACTCAACAACCCAAACAAGTAAAACTTCAAAAACCTATTGATGTTTTATTTGAAGGATACGATGAAAACATATATAAAAAGACAAATGAATTTAGTGAATCATTAGTTAATGAAATGAATCAAATTGATAATGAATTTTGTTTTCTTTATGTAGGACATTGGTTACCTGGTCCATTAGGACACGATAGAAAAGATACAGGGATGATGATAAAAGCATTTTTAGAAACATTTAAAAATATTGATAATCCCCCTGCACTTGTTTTAAAAACTTCTCAAGTTGATTTCAGTCCTGTAGACAAATATGAAGTAATAAAAAAGATAGAACAGATTAAAAGTCAAGTAGGAGCTACTAATTTACCTAAAGTATATCTTCTACACGGAGAGTTATCTGATATTCAAATGAATGAATTATATAATCATCCTAAAATAAAAGCTATGATTTCATTTACTAAAGGTGAAGGATTTGGTAGACCATTGTTAGAGTTTAGTACAACAGGAAAACCTGTTATCGCTCCGGCATTTTCAGGACACGTAGACTTTTTAAATAAAGATATGTCTACATTATTAGCAGGCGGGTTAGTTCCTGTACACGAAAAATCGATACAAGAATCTTACAGACACGCAGACGCTAAATGGTTTACCGTAGATTATAATCAAGGTGCATTTGCTATGAAAGAAATTTATTCAAAGTATGATAAGTTTTTACCGAAGTCTTATTTACAGAAACAATTTTCTGAAAACTTTACTTTAAATAAAATGACAGAGAAACTTGGAGAGTTGTTACAGCCAATAGAAAGTAACATTACTACACAAGTTCCTGTAACATTACCTAAACTTAAAAAGAAATAGATATGGAACAAAAAGCAAAATGTCCTACTTTTAGTGGAGAACTTCATACTTGTTTTGTTGAAGAATTAGATAACGGATTCAAATCGTATTTATGTTTTGATTGTGGCTATACTTCAAACTCTGCATTGAAAACAGGAACAGATGAATGTAAAACAGAAACACAAAACTATACACAATTAGTTAAAGACTTGAAGATAGAAGATGAAGAGACAGGGTTAGAATGGTATCCTTCTGTTATCAATATGGGACCAATGGGATTAATTTATCCTGAAGGTTCTCGTGAGTTGTGGAATTGGAAAGTTGCTAAAGTAAAAGAAATACCTGAAGATAAAAGAAAGAACTATCCTAAAAAAGATGGCGGGTTTTATGAAACATTTCTTGATGTAGAACAAGCAGAATCTTTTGCGAGTTTTGAATTTCTTAAAGCGTGTGAACATTTAGGAATTACTCAAAATGTAAACAAGGGTGTAGAAGGTAAGTAATAATGGCTAAACAACCATATAGTTGGGGTAAGGTTGAACGTGGTGATATAGTTTCTTTTAGATATCAAGGTTCAGATGGTCGTTCTACAAAGAGAAGTGTTATTGTACTTGAGAAGAGGTTAAAACATCCTAATTCTAAAAACTTTTTATTACACGGATATCAATTAGATGTAAGAAACATTCCTGCTATTAGGTCTGAGTCTGCTTTGATAACTTTATTTAAAAAGATTGGTACACCACAAGAAGTAGATAAAGAAGATAACATCATAAAAATATTAGTAGAAGGAAGAAGTCCACAAGTGTATTCACGAACAAAAACTTTAATTAAAAAATACGGAATCTATAGAACTTATTATTATGATAAAGCAACAAGAAATCAGATATTTCTTGAACCTGTAAAAATAGACCCGAAAGTATTGGATAAGATATTATGATTAGTTACGCAATAACATCACACAATGAAACTTATGAATTAAAAACTCTTCTTGATGAATTGATGAAATGGAAGATTCAAGATGAAGATGAAGTGGTTGTTCTTGATGACTTCAGTTACGATAGTCACTTAGATATGTTGAAGCCTTATATTGATTGTGGATTCATTGATAAATTTGAACAAAAAAAATTAAAAAAAGATTTTGCTTCTCATAAAAATTACTTAAATTCTCTATGTACAAAAG